AAGTCCAATGGGTCAAAGAATTATTAAACCAATGTTGACTTCAGCACCAGTTCCGAGTATAATAATAGAAAAGTAATAACTTTATAATGAGTGACGTTCATTTTAAGAAGCACCGTGTGTTTCGTGAAACAGATGATGTGATCTTTTATGATATATCAGTCGAAGAATCAAATGCCTCTGATCTAGTGGTTCATACTGGTGCTGCTATATCACCACCAAATGACCCTGTGGGAGCAAAACAATTCTATAAGCATGAGTTTCAAGATGATTATAATAGGGTGGTACAGGGCGAGAGAACCTTTGAGTTAGTTAATGGTGAGTGGAAATATCCATATCATATAGTTCATCTAAATCGTGCCAGTGGTGCATTAGTCATCCCTAAAAAAACCTTTCATAGATCTATATCTGGATCAGCAGGATCTATTGTAATTAATCAAGCAAAGAGATATGATGGGTTTAATGCATCAGAAGAGTTTATACCTGTATCATGTGCAGAGAATCATTGGTTATATAAAATATTAATGCATGAGAAACCTGTTGTTCATACTTTGGGTGAGTAATGGATATAATTGATTCCAAATATATTGGTCTTATTTCCTCAAGACTTCCAAAATTTAAGAGAGTTAAATCAAATCTCTATAATTTTAGATGTCCTGTTTGTGGTGACTCAAAGAAACATAAGAATAAAGCAAGAGGATATATTTACCCTCTAAAAGCGGATATGAACTTTAAGTGTCACAATTGTGGTGCATCTTCTACATTCAATAACTTTCTAAAAACAATTGATCCAACACTCCATAAGCAATATGTGATGGAAAAATTTAAAGAAAGAAATGTTGGTAAGGGTTCAATAATACCAGAACCTAAATTTGACTTTGAAAAACCTATATTTAGAAAAGGATTAGATTTACCAAAGGCATCAGAAGTTACCGTTTCAAGAGAATATCTTGAAAAGAGAAAATTAGATCCAAGTAAATTTTACTTTACGAATAAATTTAAACAGTGGACTAATACGCAGAAAAAGACATTCGACACTATAGGTAGGGATGAGAGTCGAATCATCATTCCAATGTACGATAAGGATCGTAACTTAATCGGTTTCCAAGGCAGAAGTCTAGGTCCTAATTCTGTTAAATATATCACTGTGATGATTAATGATGAGTCCCCAAAAATCTATGGTCTTGATACAATTGAAACTAAAAAACCCATTTACATACTTGAAGGTCCCTTCGACTCCACACTCGTGGAAAACTCGGTTGCTATGTGCGGCTCCGATATTGATATTCGGACGTTTGGTTGGAGCGATTATATTTGGGTTTATGATAACGAACCTCGCAATCGAGAAATCGTCAACCGAATCTCCAAAACCATTGATAGAGGAGATAAAATAGTGATTTGGCCATCTAATGTAACTGAAAAAGATGTCAATGATATGACAATAAGTGGACATAATATAATGGATGTGTTAGAATCAAATACACATTCTGGTCTAAAAGCAAAAATTAAATTCAACAACTGGAAAAAAATATGAGCAACGGAACTAAAGTTGTCAAGAGAAATGGATCGATTGAACCATTGAACCTTGAAAAGATGCACATCATGTGCGAACAAGCCTGTGAGGGTCTTGCAGGGGTCTCTGCGAGTCAAGTAGAAATACAATCAGGTATACAGTTCTATGATGGAATTACCACAGGTGAGATACAAGAAATCTTAATCCGAAGTGCATCTGATCTAATTGATTTGGATCATCCAAACTATCAATATGTTGCAGCAAGACTATTATTATTCTCTCTTCGTAAACAAGTTTTTGGTCGTATTCATGATCATCCACCTTTAATTGAACAGGTTAAGAGTTGTGTCGATGCAGGTGTGTATGATAACGAATTGTTAAGTCTATACACAGAAGAAGAGTTTAGTAAGTTAGAATCATTTCTTGATCATGACCGAGATTATCTATTCACTTATGCTGGACTCAGGCAAATTGTAGATAAATACTTGGTACAAGACCGAAGCACTGGTGAATTATATGAGTCACCACAGTTCATGTATCTTTTGATTGCTGCTTCAATATTTTCAAAATACCCAGAAGATACTAGATTAGACTACGTTAAGAAGTACTACGATGCCATCTCCAAACACAGAATCAACATCCCCACGCCTATCATGGCAGGGGTTAGAACTCCAATTCGACAATTTGCTAGCTGTGTTCTTGTTGATATTGATGACACCCTCGATAGCATCTTTAGTTCTGATATGGCTATCGGCAAGTATGTTGCACAAAGGGCGGGTATCGGCATCAACGCAGGTCGCATCCGTGGCATCAACAGTAAAATCAGGGGTGGCGAAGTCCAGCACACAGGTGTTGTCCCGTTCCTCAAAAAGTTTGAAAGCACTGTCAGATGTTGCACTCAAAATGGCATCCGTGGTGGATCAGCGACTGTCCACTTCCCAATCTGGCACCAAGAAATAGAAGATATATTAGTTCTTAAGAATAATAAAGGAACCGAAGATAATAGAGTTAGAAAGTTAGATTACTCAATTCAATTGAGTGCATTATTTTATCAAAGATTTATTGACAATGAAAAGATTACCCTTTTTTCTCCTCATGATGTTCCAGGGCTTTACGATAGTTTTGGTACAGAGTCTTTTGATGAGTTATACGTAGAGTATGAGAATGATGATTCTATTCCCAAGACTACTATAAGTGCACAAGAATTAATACTTGACCTCTTGAAAGAAAGAGCAGAAACTGGTAGAATGTATATAATGAATATAGATCATTGTAACTCACATTCATCTTTTACTGATAAAGTTGAGATGAGTAATCTATGTCAGGAGATAACACTCCCCACTAAACCTATACAACATATTGATGATGAAACTGGTGAAATTGCTCTTTGCATTCTTTCTGCTATTAACGTCGGTAAGATACGTGATCTATCCGATCTCGAAGTTCTGTGTGATCTTGCTGTTAGGAGCCTTGACGAGCTCATTGATTTCCAACAGTACCCCGTCAGAGCAGCAGAACTTGCCACTAAAGCACGTAGATCGCTTGGTGTAGGTTACATTGGTCTTGCACACTATCTTGCAAAGCAAGGAGAGCATTATGGCGATAAGAAAGCATGGGAATTAGTACATGATTTGTCTGAAGCATTCCAATATAACTTGATAAAATCCACAGTTAATCTTGCAAAAGAGAAAGGTGCTTGTGAATTTTCATCTAGGACTAAATATGGTCAGGGTATACTTCCAATTGATACATATAAAAAAGATGTCGATGATATTGTTCCAAACAATTTAAAATATGATTGGGATTCTCTTAGGTCACTTGTCTTGGAACACGGAGTTAGGAACTCAACGCTGTCCGCACAAATGCCTTCGGAGAGCAGTTCCATTGTGTCAAATGCCACAAACGGAATCGAACCACCTAGAGACTACTTGTCCATTAAGAAGTCAAAGAAAGGACCTCTTAAGCAAATTGTTCCATCTTATCAATCATTGAAGAATAATTATACTCTCTTATGGGAGATGAAGAGTAACAAAGGATACATTAACATCGTTGCTGTAATGCAAAAGTTCTTTGATCAAGCAATCTCTGGTAACTGGAGTTACAATCCAGAACATTACCCAAACAATGAAGTTCCAGTTTCTGACATGGCACAAGATCTTTTGACTACATATAAGTACGGTTGGAAGACAAGTTATTATCAAAACACATATGACATCAAGACAGACGAAGTAGAGGAGACCCCTGCTTTGCTTGATAATTTAATATGCGATATATTAGACACATCGGAGGAAGAGTGTGAATCCTGTAAAATTTAAAATCTCATCAACGGATAGACAGCCAATGGCAAAAGTTAATGGTATGACGGTATTCAATACCCAAGAAGTTGATACTAAAAAACAACCAATGTTTTTTGGCAAACCTTTAGGTGTACAAAGGTATGATAATTTTAAATATAATCAATTTGAAAACTTAACTAAACAACAGTTAGGATATTTCTGGAGACCAGAAGAGATCTCTTTACAGAAAGATCGTGGTGATTATCAATCATTACGTCCAGAACAAAAGCATATTTACACTTCTAACTTGAAGTATCAAATCATGCTAGATTCAGTACAAGGTCGTGCACCAGGTATGGCATTTCTACCATACTGTTCTCTACCAGAACTTGAAGCATGTATGGAGGTATGGTCTTTCATGGAGATGATACATTCACGTTCATACACATATGTAATTAAAAACGTATACGCAGATCCATCAGAAGTCTTTGATAAAATTTTATCTGATAATCGTATACTAGATCGTGCAGCAACTGTGACTGAATCTTATGATGACTTTATAAATGAAGCACATCAGTATGATACAGGTAACTGGTGGAAAGATGATTGGAGAGATAGTTTTAATGCAAAACTTGAGAGAAAAGAAATTAAAAGAAAACTTTATCGTGCTGTTGCAAATGTCAATATACTAGAAGGTATTCGTTTCTATGTTTCTTTTGCTTGTTCATTTGCATTTGGTGAACTTAAAATGATGGAAGGATCTGCTAAAATCATATCTCTTATTGCTAGAGATGAGAATCAACACCTTGCTATCACACAAAATATTATTAATAACTGGAAAAAAGGTGATGATCCAGAGATGAAAGAGATTGTTAAAGAAGAAGAACAATGGACATACAGTATGTTTGATCGTTGTGTAAACGAAGAAAAGATATGGGCAGAGTATTTGTTCAAAGATGGATCAATGATCGGTCTGAATGATAAATTACTTCATCAGTATGTTGAGTGGATTGCAAATAAGAGAATGAAGTCTATTGGATTGAAACCTGTTTATGATATTCCAGCAAGAAACAACCCACTTCCTTGGACACAGCATTGGATCTCTTCAAAGGGATTACAAGTAGCACCACAGGAAACTGAAGTTGAATCTTATATTGTTGGGGGTATTAAACAGGATGTCAAAAAAGATACATTCAGCGGATTCAAACTCTGATATAGAGTGGGATATTGAAACAATGAAACAGGCATTTTACGATGCCTCTGATCATTGTCAAGAGGTATTCAAAGAACTAAATAATCAAAAGGAAATTAAAAAAATGGACTCAAAAGATTTAAAAAATTTAAAAGAAAATTATTCAAAAATTTCTGAAGCGTACATGGTTACTGCTGCTGATAAGAAGGGTAATACCAAAGCATATCAGAACTACAAAGCAGGTATGAAGAGTGCTACAACAGGTAAAACACTTTATAAAGCTGCTGACCATCTTAAAAAAGAAGAGTTGGAAGCTACTGGTAAATTCTCTGCTGAAGAGATTGAAAATATTATTGCATGGAAAAATGATGATGAGTCCGTTTAACGTTGTCAAAAATACTCGTCAGAGTTATGATAAATTTTATCAAGAAGTAATTACTGAAGTTGAAGTTCAGTTTGGTGAAGAAAGATCCACTTGGATTCCGTTAGAAACTTTAATAGCAATACAAAATCAAAAGTCACTGTCTATATAAAATAGTGACATACAATTTGGATGGATGTTGATTATGAAAATCCTTGGATGTATGAAGGTCGTCCTTTTACTTCCGATGATATTGGTGACTACTATGGATTTATCTATCGCATCACCAACATTAGTAATGGAAAAGAATATATTGGACGAAAGTATTTTACCCAGAAGAGAAAACCAAAGGGTGCAAAACGAAGAGTCACAAGCGAATCAGACTGGAAGCGATATTATGGAAGTTCTGACGAACTTAAATCAGACATTAAAAGAGATGGCAAAGATACTTTCAGAAGAGAAATCATCAGTCTCCACACAACTCTTGGAAAAGTAAACTACGAAGAGACAAAACAATTGTTTCTTCACAATGTGTTAATGGAAGCACTTGACGACGGGACACCAAAGTATTATAATAGCAACATTCTAGGTAGATACATGAAAAAGGATTATGGTGACTTTAAAACAAACAGTTAGAAATAGCACCCATTGGGCGAAAGATCGAATACATACTATATGTAAGAGTGAAGATCCATTAGATTATATGAATGCATATTCTGTTGCCCAAGAATTTTTAGAGTGGTTAGAACCTGATATGCAGGAAGATGTTTATTCATTAGCGTACATAGGAGAAGGCAGCGAGTATGATGACGAAGGAATACAATAAGGAAAACATGGCATTGAGAGCAGAAGTATTATCATTACTATTAAAAACATATGGTGGATTTTACCATAACAGATCAATTTATGAGTGTGCAGAGGACTGGATATTTTTAGGAAATAAATCAACTGAAGGGTTATTGGATTACTACGATAAGTATTTCAATATATAATAAGATATATACAATAAAAATTATGTTACAGAAAATTGTAAATGGAATCGCTATTGCAAGTGGTGTTATATCTCTCACCGTCGTTGGTACTGTTGGGTATGTATTCATACGCAAGGATGCGATTATCGAAAACGTCAAAGGTAAGATAATGGAATCTGTGATGCCAGGTGGAATGAGTGGAATACTTGGTGAAGGAGCTGGTGGTGGAGCACTTGAGGGTCTAGGATTACCTAGTATGTCACCTTCTGAAGGAACAGAACAAGTATCACCAAAATCACCTATACCCATAGGTTTTTAAGATTTAGATATCTATATATAAGGTAGATATCTTGATCTCATGACAGAACCAAAGAAAGAATCTAAAGGACCTCTTGGAAAAATTAAAGAGGCAATGGATGATAAAGAAGAACAGATGGCAATTCTGAGTACGTTCGTGCGTCTTGGAATTCTTGTCTGGGCAGGTGGAATATTAACAATTAATTATGTTCAGATACCTGGTTTGACTCAACAAGAGAAGATCGATCCAACTTTCATAGCTTCGGTCTTTACAGGAGTTTTAGCTACTTTTGGGGTCGAAGCGGGAAAAAATAAAAATAAAGCATCTGGTGGCGGGGGAGCAAACATATCAAAGAAAGATATGGAAATGTTAATTGAGAAGGCAGCAAATACAGCACCAGCACAAACAATTAGAATTGAGCAAGCACCAATGGTTATTGCTCCTAGTGGTACACCGAAGAAAGGATAATGGATAAGCAAGTGAAATGGGGTAAGTGGTTCGCTTTGGGATTAGGTGGACTTATTGGTATATCTCATATTGGTATGATAGGTTCATTATCAAATCGTCAAAGTAAATTACCAAGTATCAACCTACCAGTTGGTCCTTATACATCATACAATGCAGAAGTTGGAAGAGATGGATATAAGATAAGTTATCGTGCTAACGATCCAAAGGTGATGCATGTGGAACGGGATGTAAAGAAAAAAGGTGGGTTTCTTGGGTTGGCTAACAACATTGAAAAAGTCACTGAAC